AGCAAGAAGAACAAACAGGCGAGCCAGAACAAGAAGAAGGAGTACAAGCACAGTCAGAAGACAAGCCAATCAGTGCAAAGTTCGCCGAGCGCATTAGATACGAAAGACAGCTAAGGGAAGAGCAAAGCAAACGACAAGAGCTTGAAAATAAGCTTAAGTCATTTGAAGAACAACAACGGCAAGCCAGATTTGATATTGCAGAGTTCAACCAAGATCCGGCGGCTATGCTTGAGAAAATGGGCATTGATCCCATGCACTTGATTGATAGATTAGCCAGTGACAAGCCAATACAAGAGCTATCAAGGATTAAAGAAAAGTCAGAGATTGAAAAACGATTGCAGGAATATGAAGAAAGGCAAAAACAATTCCTTGAAGAACTGCAACAACGAGAAATGGCTAAACAAGGCCAGGCTTATATTGATAATATCGAGGGAGTCCTAAAGGACGAGAAATACGATGCTGTCAATACATATTACGAATTATTTCCAGAAGTTGACAAGCATAGGGACATTGTAAACATTTACACATATTATCATGAGAACGGCGAAACATTGACAGAGAAGGAACTAGCTGCTATAATGAATAGTGAGGCTGAAAAACGGCTAAACGATCTTAAAGCAAGCCCTGCATTAAGACGTTTACTAGGGCAATCGTTGGAAGGCTCCGAGACTGTCAAGACCAACAAGCAAGTTGGAAAATCAAAAACAATAGGAAAAGCAAGTTCTAGTCCTTCAAGCATACCCGATCTCGAAAGTATGTCATTTGAAGAGGCAGAACAGGCATTAATTGACATGTTTTAAGCTGCTGGCTCTTTAGCCAGGCGGCTAAGGAGCTATACAAAATGGCAGTTTCAAATTTAACTACAATGGCAAAAGCGTTTAAAACGCTATATTCTAAGGACAAGATTTTTGATCTTGTTATGGCTGAGCGTCCCTTGCTTGGTCTTATCCCGAAATCAGACAACTTCAAGGGTGAATCAATCAAAGAGGCCATAATTTATGGCTATCCACAAGGGCGCAGCGCTACGTTTAGTAACGCGCTGGCACAAATCACAAGCTCGAAAGTACAAGCTTTTGAGGTAACACGTAAAAAAGATTATGGTATTGTCCGTATTGACAATGAAGCCCTAGAGGCATCAGAAGGCAACGAGGGAGCTTTCTTCGCGCTTAAAGCTAAAGAGATGAAAAACATTATGGCCTCATTGGCCGACAATCTTTGGTATTCTCTGTATGGTGATGGCACAGGCACAAGGGCGATCGTGGGCGCTGAGTCAACCACTAGCCTCACTCTCGCAACCCTTGATGATGTAAGTAAGTTTGAAGTTGGAATGGAAGTCGGCGCACGTCAAACAGGAGCAGGAGCCGCCCGAACTGGAACAGCAACAATCACAGCTATCAACAGAGAAACCGGTGTATTGACAAGTGATGCCAATTGGACTTCACAGATCACAAGCCTAGCCGCAACCGATGAATTATTTGTTGCCGGTGATAAAGACGCCCTTGTTTCTGGTCTTAGTGCTTGGATACCTTCTAGTGCGCCAGGTGCAACTGCTTTTTATGGCGTTGACCGTTCAGTTGACCCCGTTCGTCTTGGTGGTATTCGCTATAATGGGACAGGCAAGGCAATTCATGAGGCTATTGTCCAAGCATTGCATTATGGCCGCAGGAACAGAGCGCAAGGCATCACTCATGCCTTTATCCATCCAACTAAGTTTGCTATCCTAGCATTAGAGCTAGAAAACCGAGTTCGCTATGTGCGCGAAGGCGCTCGCGGTGATGGCTATGTTGGCAAAGTATCATTCGAGGGGATCGAAGTTGCAACGCCTTATGGCAAGGTCAATGTATATCCTGACGAAATGTGCCAAAACAACGTTGTATGGTTGTTGAATCTCAATACTTGGAAGCTTCGCTCTTTAAATGGCGCTCCAAGATTGCTTAACAACTTCGATAAGATGTTGCGAACTGTTCAAGATGCTGACGAATTAGAACTAAGAGCCGGTTATTATGCCAACTTATGTTGTGCCGCTCCTGGTTTCAATATCCGCTGCTCTATTGACTAGTATCTCCTTGTGTTAACTCACTGTGATCTTTATGATCGCAGTGGGCGCACTTAGGACAACAAACAAGGAGTTATTATTATGACTGACGTATTAAGTAAGAGATATCCTATGGGCAGCATGAACAATGTAATAACATTGTTTGGCACTGTCACATTTGGCACATCTGGAGCGGTAGCGACTTCCGATGGAGAAGGCTTCGCGGTCTCAAAGCCAACAGGGACGGGGCTATACAGGATCACACTAACACAAAAAGTGCAAAGGCTTGTAGGGATGAGCATTATGCCAGTAGTTGGTACAAGTGCAACCGACGACACATGGCAAGTAAAAAGCTTGTCTATGGGTGGCGGAACCGCTGCAACAACTATTGACCTACACCATACTGAAGCAGGGTCAGCAACAGACGCCACAAGCGGTGAGATCGCCCTTATTACTCTTCATGTTGTGCGCTCCGTTGTAGGAGGTTAGCATGAAAGGCAAAGAAAAAGGGTTGTCCATCGGCATTATGCTAGGCAAGCCTAAAAAGAATGGCGAAGAAGAACCAGAAGAAGACACAAGCGTAGCTAAAAAAGACGCTGCTAGCAGGGTTGCAAGCGCTGTAAAGTCTGGCGATTCAAGTAAACTTGCACAAGCTCTTGAGGATTTCATAGATATCTGCAAGGGTTATTAGAGGTTAAATCATGGGTGTGTCACTATCTGAGATTAAAGCAAGGGTGCTTGATAGCGCTGACATGACTAGTTCAGGATTCATTGTTGATGCAAGACTGACTGACTATATCAACGAAGCTATCAGTAAGCTATATGATGAGATAGTGACCACCTATGAGGACTATTTCACTACCAAAACAACTATCACCGTTACCGCAGGTACAAGTCGGTATTCGTTACCAGATAATTTTTACAAGTCGCGTGGGGTGTTTGTGATAGATGGTACTAACCGATACAGACTAATGCGGTTTAACCTTCGCGATTATGATCAACAGCCTTATTACTCAGAGCTAAGACATTTTCGCTATAAAATAATGAACAACTATTTATATCTATCTCCTGACGATGGCGTACCTAGTGGCTCTTTGGAGCTTTGGTATACTCCCAAAATGAATAAGGTTGTCAATGATGATGATGTAATTGACTTTGTAATTAGCAATAATGGCTGGGAGCAATACATAGTATTGGATGCCGCCATCAAATGCCTGAGGCGTGAAGAAAGTGATCCAACGATGCACATGGCAGAGCAAGCCGACGTGTTGAACAGGATTTTGACTAGTTTGCAATCAAGGGACAGCGAGCCAGGACAGATCGCAGACGTTTACAATTATGACGCAAACTTCTATGATGTGTTATTATGACTCGTACACTACCAAAGAAAGTATTTAAAAATCAAGAGCTTAATGGCTTTCAAGACATGCTTGTTGATGTGTTCAACTCTTTGTCTGTGCCGCAAAACTATTCACGTATATTAAAAGATGTAAGCTTAGTCATAGGTGATAATCTTATCCCCCATGGCTTAAACAGGGCTTTAACCGGCTGGGCGATAGTCGACATTGACGGGGCAAGCGATATTTACAAGACTACAAGCAATTCAAGGTTCATAACTCTTAACTCAAGCGCGGCGGTTACTGTTAGCCTAGAGGTTTTTTGATGGCGTTGCAAAAATCAAAAATTGATATCCCCATGGCAGGTGTCAACAATGACACAGCCGAGGAACTATTGCAGCCTGGCTCTATGGCCCAAGTAAAGAATGGAGAGTTCAACAAGACAGGCATTATTAGCAAAACAAATGGTTTTGAGTTCGTTGCTACTACTATGTATAATCTGAAAGAAACAGAAAACCTTTATGCTATTGGCAATGATGGCAAAAATTTGTTGTTGCTGGGCGCACAAAAAGAAGGGTCGCCATCATCTGATCCAGAAAAAGTGCTTGCTGATGGGGATAAGCTATTCTCAAAAATACCGACGCAAACAACAAAAGTGTTAGCTGTTGGACGTGCCGACAACATCAAACACACAATTACACCGGCCACCGGCAGCGGTAGATTAGATCATGTTGATTGTGCTGTTGGTGGGGGTTACATCTGTCATATTCAAAAAACTAAAGAGCCTGATCTAAGCTATCCAAAAGTGACAATATCAGTGCAAGAGTTATCAACTGGCAATGTTATCTATGAAAAAACTAGTCAAGATTGGGCGTGGAATGATTCAGGATCATTCGAGTACATGTATCATAGAGTGTTGTATGTTGCAGATATCACCGGCAGCGGCGACGAGGGATTTATAATATTAGCCATTGGTAACTATCAACTGCAAGTAACTACTTGGGATGAAACATTCTTGACCGGAGGGTCTTCCGGCGTGGGTTCATTTTCAGCAGTAACAACCACATACCCACTACAAGCTATTCCGTTTGGTTGTGATGTCTATGGCAATGCTGTTTTTGTGGCCTATAGCGAAACAGGAACGAATCAAGTAACAGCTATCAACCTAGATCCGCAGACAGAAACAGAAACGGCAGCCATACAGCCAGCAACACAACTTGCTAATGGCCCTGTGAATTGTTTTGTTGCTGAGGGCGCGAGTAATGATCCCTGGCTATTCGTTACAAGTTGGTATAATTATCTAGATGGCACAAGCCAAGTAGTTTATAGCGACGGTGATTTTTCAGCCCATGGCAATTTACCGCTATTATCAACTCAAAAGATAGCGAAAACAACTCTCGCCAGCGTAGTTGGTGAGGTCGGGACAAATATCCCTTATCAAAGTCAAATAGTAGGCAGCAACGAGACAAGAACGGCATCAACGATAGTCAATCCTAGAACTAGGTTTTGGATGACATACGATGATCCAGATGAATCAGGTTATATTCCAACATTGTACACCATTGCATACAGCACGGCGGGCGCTGGTGTTTCTGGTTCTAACTTGTTCCAACGGTTAACGTGGGTACAAGGGAAAAGCTCTTATAAATGGAAGGCTGAGCGCGTAGGGTACAGGATAGCAAGTCAAGCGTGGTTGCATGAGGGTAAAAGTTACGTATTAGTGCAGTATGACAGCAACACACAGCCAACAATCTTTATCAAGTCGATAGGCGCCGATCTAGATGAAGACCAAACGATCGAAACAAACGGCGTAATATTAAAAAACCTAGCTAGTCAAGCAAGCGTTGTTGCTCCTGGCTCAAACATCATAAATGATATTGCATATGTTGCGCTGAAAAAAACCGAGCGAATAACAACGAACACAACAGTTGATGAATTGAACGCGAACACAAGCATTATAGACGAGCAATCCGGTGGAGTTCTAGCAACAATTGATATGATGGCAAATAAAGCCAGGATTAAAAACATAGAGTCTGATACATACATTACCGGCAGCATATTAAAGGCCTATGATGGTAGTAATGTTTATGAGGCTGGCTTTAATCTAAACCCGCCGCGCCCAAGCTATGATATAAGCGACGAAGATAATCAGATCAAAGACACAGGGTTTCTTGCTAACAATTCAGTATATCAAACATGTGCCATATACACATACACCGATAATCAAGGCCGATTGTGGCGGTCGGCTCCGTCTGTGCCATTGGCATTTGAAACACCAGAAAGCGGCGCTCAAGCAACAAAGGCAACAGCAAAAAGCAGGATCACACAGAAAATATATTGCCCTGGTCAAACACCATTTCTGAATTGGTACCCAGATCACAAGGTGCCTAATACATCAATCACGGGCGGCTATAGGTTCACCGTCAATGCTAGCGATCAAGTTGTGTTTAGGTGGGGCAGCCCTGGCTCTTATACCAGTTGGACGCTTACATTCCCAGCGGGAACAACTGTGTATAACAGCACAACGCTAGCAGCGTACGTCAACGCACAAATAGCAGCAAGCCCGCACGTTGGCAACATTGCCGCGCTGTATGACAGCAACAGTCAATGGCACGGTGTAAAGATAAGACTAACAAGCGCGTTTGTGGGTGTAGAGGCTTATCAGTTGTGGGTTCTGTATGAGGCTTCAAGCTTGAACCAGCGCCCTTGTGACGGCCTTATATCCCCATATTATTTAGGCGATAGTCAAGTTGAGCATCAAACAAATCTTGCTAGCCGGTTTTTTGTCCAATTTGATGTAGGCGGAACGCAAACGGTAACAATCCCAGAAGGCCATTACACGCAAGAAGACCTAGCAACGCTGGTTAATTCAGCGATGAGCAATGGGGCACTATTCACATACACAATGGACGAAGAAGACAGAAAAGCGCTCGGGATAAGAAGTAACACGGCGGGCGCTACCTCATCAATAACTTTTCCCCCCACGGGAACGCTCAACACAAGAGGCTACCTAGGGCCGTTGGATATTGCAACATATTTCGGCGGGTTTTCGTTTACAGGGGTAGCCGCTGTACTAGATGATAGATGGGGGATCAAAGTTAAACTTCAGCAGCCAAACGAAAGTTATTTTTCTAAGCTGGCTAGAACAACCATCGAGCTATACCGCACAACTGCAAATGGCAATGTATTTTATAAGGAACAATCAATTAGGGCCGATGACCAAAATTATGATATATTAACTAATATCGGAACCATTGGCGATGAGGATATAATATCAAAAGAGATATTGTACACAAGCGGCGGCGTATTAGAGAATGATGGCCCACCGGCAACACACATCATTACAGTGAGCAACAATAGATTCTGGCTTGTTCCAGATGATGATCTGAAAACAATATGGTACAGCAAAAAGCTTAAACAAGGTTTAGGAGTTGAGTTTTCAGCTTTCCAGGTTGAAACAATAAGGGACGGCGGCAATATTACATCCATTGCAAACATGGATGATAACTTGATTGTGTTCAAGGAGACTGCTATTTTCGCCATTTCTGGGGAAGGACCAAACGTGTTAGGGCAAGGCCAATTCTATATCAATAGGATAGCTTCTGATGTAGGATGCACGGACGCTGAAAGCGTCGCATTGACTCCGCTAGGGCTGACTTTCAAAAGCAAAAAAGGTCTGTACTTGCTAGATAGATCAAGACAAATTGCGAACATTGGCGCGGCTGTTAAGGACTATGACAGTTATAATGTTGTTGATACAATCTTACATCCAGAAAAAGAGCAAATATTATTCTCTCTATCTTCCGGCGACGCTCTGTTGTATGATTATCACTATAATGCGTGGACTATCAGAGAAGGCTTAGACGCCGATAACATAACGTCCTTGAATAATCTGCTATATATAACACAAACAGACAACAAGAATTATTACAAAGAATCAACAATTAAGGCCATTAGCACAACAGATTATAGCCTAGACATTACAACCCCATGGATCAAGCTTACAGGTTTACAAGGATTCCAGAGGCTTTGGTGGATT